AATAATATCCTGCCGTAAATACCAACCATCTGCTTGCAGAGCAAAAGCAACACGCCATGGGATGCCGATCAAATCTTTATGTTTGATTGATGTTCCTACAAAAGTTGATGACATTCTATTTTTTGCGCTTCCTTTAGGAACAAGAGTTCCTTCGCTTAAACCGCGCGTTGTGTCTGGATTTGCTTTCCCATCTCGATATGACGCATAACTATCACCAAGGTTTAACCATAAAGTGCCATCATCCCGCAAAACACGGCGCACTTCTCGAAACACATTGACCAACTCGGACACAAATTCATCTGGTGTAGGCTCAAGTCCCATCTGGCCTGTATGGCCATAATCTCGCAATCCAAAATATGGCGGAGATGTAACGCACGTATGCACTGATTGATCTGGCAATGTTTTCAAAACATCGCGGCAGTCTCCATTAAGTATTTTTATTGTCATCTTCTATCTCACATTCGCAGTGCCACATGAGCACTGAATAAATTGACCATTCGCAGATAAACATCCAGCCTTGTTTAAGACGCATTTCAATCTGCGAATAAGGAACATTGCGGTATAATCCCTCGCGGGTCATTTCTCTCTCTCAATTAAATATTGATCATAAAACATCCGAAGCGGCTTCAGGATCGTATCCATAAACGGCTTGTCATATTTTACTGTTTCCAATGACTCCCCGTGTGGTGCCCATTGGTAAAAGTCGCACCAAGTTCGTCCCATGACATACATCTGCAACTGAATCTGAGCATAATAATGCGTCTGTTGTTGCGCTGTTTTAAATTTAGGTTCAATCGCAGCCCGTAACCCAAATGGGCACTTAACCTCAATCATTCCATTATTTTCAAGCAATCCATCTGGACTGCACCCCAGCCAATCTTCATAGGCGAAAAACCCGCATTGTTGCACCCGATTGCCCGTTTTTAATTCATATTGTTGAATGGCACCATCTTCATTAAATACGCCCCATTCAGTCGCAGCATTGCCAGTAAATTCATTTGGCAATCCTTTATATTCATTGACCATCCGGCGCATAACGTCCTTTGGCTTAGAAAACGGTGACAATCCCAATATGCCACCAACCGCCGAGGCGGTTATCCTGTGTTTCCGTGCAGAATACCACTCCGGCGATCTCTGTTCCATTATTTTGGTGTCTCACAAAGAATGAAACGTGCATATATTTTTGAAATTTCTTTTTTTTCAACATTAAAAAATTCTGGTTTAACAAGCCATCCAAATGTCAATTTAACTTCTGTTTGTCGTTTATCAAAATTATCATCATATTCTTGTTTTAAAGAAACCAAAAACAAAATTTGGCTTAACAGCATTTTACATAAAGCATCTTCTGTATCTTGAAGAAAATTGCGATGTACAACAAATACATATTCATATGGATATTCTTTCAGAAAACGCGGCTTATCCACAATATTCAAATCCTTTGGCAAATGGGTATCAATATCAGCTATTTTCATTTGATGATCTCCTCATTAAAAATAAAAGGCGGCAATAAATTATAAAATCTATCACCGCCCTTACGTTGGAATGTTCACATCAGTAAGTCCACACAAACTGGTGCATGATATTCCACTTCATTATACTGTTGTAAAACAGTCTTTAATGTTAGTTACGAGGAAGGCTAATATTAAAAACCCCGCTCTAACATTAAAAATTAGTCAGATTATTTTATGCGCCATCTGACCATTGGCGCATTTGCTCAACCCTCAAAAAGGAATATCGTCGTCAACAGGCTTTGCCTTCTTTGGTGCGGCGGCAGGAACATCAACCTTGCCAACTTTGGGCGAGACTGAAGCAATCCAGTTGCCAGAGGATTTATCGCCTTTGTCGTTTTTCATCTCCCAAATCTTCGTCAAAATAATCATGGGCTTATTGGTAAATGCACCAAGTGATTCATCCGTAGGAGCCCGACCCGCAGCCTTCAGCTTTCCGCCTGTATTCGCGTCAATGGCTGACAACATTTTTAACGCCGTATCACGCTTTTTAGCGGGGTCTTTAGCGCGTGGGTCAGGATGCGTTGAAAACACCCACAATTTCTGAAACACCTTGCGGTTTTTATATTCAACAGGCTGCAATGCAGACCAGCGAAGCGAAACAAACTTATTTCCTTCACGATCCGTGTCGATCTTAGCTTCATCAATCACAGCTACAAGGCTCGTATTGTTTGGAATAGGCTCAAGATTTCCGCCCTCCATTTCAAACGAAGTTGTAGATTGTACTTCTTCGCCTGTGCTCAATTCCCAGAAATCACTCATTTTCTTCCCCTCACTTCAAAACTGAAATATAATCAACAAGCGGATTTTTGCCCGCCTCAACAATCAATGGCTCCGTAATGCCATAACGGTTTTTGCTCACATTAGCCGCAGTTGCATATGCAATCAGAACACGAGTTCCGTCCGAAATAGCCTTTTTGCGTTCTCCATCACCTGTTGTGAATGTTTCCAGCTTCAAAAAGCCAACAAGATCAACATCATCCACATACGCGGGCATTGATTTATCGTGCATACGCAAGGTATATCGCATATATGCGTCATCATCTGGCGGCTCAATGCGGCTGGTTTCAGCGTGGGCAATGAATACCGTGTGCATACCCTTACGATCCGCCAGTAAGCCCGCAGCTTTACGCAAACGCTGGTGTAATCCAGACACCGCATCTCGGCCAGCGCCGTAGCCGCCAAGAGCCTGCTGAATGCCACGGGGCTTCTTAGGATCAGTGTCCACTACATACTGAGTGAACATACGTTCCAGCGCCGTCACGCTATCAACTACAAGCGTTTGATAATCATGATCCTCATTTAATAGTGCTTTAACCTGCTCCCAAAGCTGGTCAACGGATGACAATACAGGAAACGCCTCTGGGCGCTCTTCCTCTGGAATGGCCTGCAAACCATCCTCGGCGCGAATAAAAATAGGATTAGGAAACGTGGCCGCTAGTGTTGTCTTGCCCATACCGCCGTCACCACATAACGTAATAATAACTGGCCGATTTTTAGGCTTGCTGATATTTGCTAATTCACTCATTGAGTAACTCCTTCTTCTCTCAACGAACTTGACACTAATGGCGTTTCGTTGCATTGTCAACATACGAATTGTCATGAATGGAACATTTTAAATGGAATCTCCCTCAGATATTATCCGTCAGACTTATGACGAACAGCTTGAGCGAATTAAAATAGCGTTAGCTGACAGGAACTTAGCTAAAGTCGCCAAGCAAACAATGCTGCATGAAAACACGGTGCGATCCATAGCTAATGGGTCAAATAAAATGCCGTCAATTACGACCATTGATGCTTTGGCAGGATATTTATTCAAATGAATTATAAAGATTTTTGGGAGGCGGGCTACCGCGTAATTGGCCTAAACAAAATAATAAAAAACAATTTATGTTCATGCGGACAGGCCGGATGCAAAGCCATCGGCAAGCATCCCATCGCATCAAATTGGCAATACGCGCCTCTTTGGTCTGAAGAGCAGATCGAGACAATGGAGGCAACGGATCAATTCGCCACCGGATACGGCGTTCTGGTCAAGGGCTTGCTGGTCATTGACGTGGACGCCCGCAATGGCGGCGTTGAGTCTTACCAGCGCCTTATTGAACAATTCCCCGACATTACAGGCGCGGGCATGATTGTCGAGACAGGCTCCGGCGGCGGGTCAAAACACCTTTACTACACCGTGCCCGAAGGTTTAGCGCTGCTCCAACACCTGCCGGACTATAAGGGCATTGACTTTAAGTCATCCGGCTTCGTGGTCGGTCCAGGATCGCTGCATGTCTCAGGCAACCATTATAAATGCGTTTACGGCTCGCCCAGCGACATCGAGGCCACACCTACTGCATTGTTGGATGCACTACGTAAACCAGAGCGCCACCGCGCTGAATATAACGGACAGACGTTCGACGTGTCCGCGACCGAACTTGAGGACATGCTATCCTACATTAACAACACGAATCTTGATTACGACATCTGGATCAAGATCGGCATGGCGCTGCATCATGCTTCTGGCGGTGCTGCGTACGATCTGTGGGAGGCTTGGTCATCGACATCGAGCAAGCACGATGCGTCCGACATGCAAAAGAAGTGGCACTCGTTCGGTAAGTCTGCCAATCCTGTAACGCTCGGCACGTTGGTTTATTATGCGGAGGCCGCTGGCTGGACACGGGCGGTAACGTTTGAGCCGAATGAGCCAATGGACTTTCCAGAGGATGATAATG